GTGTCGATGTAATGCTCAATGCCTTCGACCGCGAGCTCCTGGGCGAGTTGCGTGGTGGTGGCGCCGTTGATGAACTCTTTCTCGATCGAGATCGTGTCGCCGATGTCGACGGTTGAGATCGTGTCACGCTGGCCGTCGGTGAGCTGCGAAAACGCGACCTCGACCGCGGTGAACGTCGCTTCGGGTTCAGGGTTGAGCAGATAGGTGGCAAGATCGGCGCACGCCGCGTCGGTATCAAGCAGGCTTCCGGTGATGCTTTCGGTCTGCACGAAGTATTTGGCTTGGCTGGCCGAGTCGGATGCGGTCCCGAAGTCGTTCGCGAGCGATTGAACGAAGACGAGGTTGACAACTTTGTCGGCGCCAAACGAAATGTCGACGTTCCGGTACGGGTAGTTCGTGCCGTCGTCGTTGAACTCGACGACAGGGTTCGACAGCGTTTGGCCGATCCGTTCCTCAAACACCAGAACGCCTTCACGATCAATGAACAATCGGCCTCGTTCGGCGGCGTTGACCAGCCGTAGATAATCAAGGACGTTCTGGCCGAGCTCGAGGTCGTATGTGTGAGCGCCGCCTCCGCCGCCGGTGTGTCCTCCAAGTTCGACGGTGCCGGTGGCGATGTTGCGGGCCGCGCCGGACGGATAGTTCACCTCGGTCAGATCAAGGATTGTTTCGATGCGTTCGCCAGAGAACTCTTTGTCGATGTGGATTTCGTCGGTGACTGTTTGGGCTAGCAAATAGAAGTCGTCGGCGCATTGAACGCTGACGGTGTCATCGCCGTCGAGGCCGAACTGGTAGTCGTAATCGACGACACGGCCGGCGAACAGCAGCTCGTTTTCGCGCTTGAGCCGGACTTGGCGCATCGGGGCGAGTCCTGGCTCAGTGTTGCTGGTGTCGTAGTACGGGCCTTGGTTGGCGAACGGGTTGAACACGCCGCCAGCCGCGGTGTCGTCGAGAATGAAGCTCATGGTGCCGGCGCCGAACTGGTCGGAGGTGTCGCGGCGTCCTCGTCGGATCCGGATGCTTCTGGCTCCGCTGGTGACGTCGGCGTAGCCGGTGGCGCCGTCAAGAACGAACGTGGCGTTGTCTAGAACGCCTTTGACTGGGTCGTCCAGGGTGAAGCTGCGTACGAGGTCGCCGGTGTCGATCTCGAGCGTGTAGTCGCCGGATTGGACGATGGTGGCGCTCACAACCGAAGCACTCCAATGGCGGCGGATCCTGAAGCGCGGTTGTATTTCCGGATGCTGTCAACGACGACTTTGCCGATTTCCTCGGTCGGTGTCGGCGTGTTCACGTTCACGACAATGTTTTGACCGGCTCCAGCGGCCGCAGGGGCCGGCGCGGAGATTGTCGGCACCGGAGGTGCGATCGGCGTGCTTGCGACGAATCCAGAGCCTCCTAGGGCGGCCTGAAGGTCACCGAATGACGGGATGCCGCCGCCCATTGCTGGTGTGCCTTCGGCGCGTGCCAGGCGTAGGCCTTCGGCGAGCCGGTTTGCTTTTTCGATTGCGATGTCGAGCTGGCCGGTGTCGACCAAGATTTTGAGCTCTGACTGAACGGTCTGCGGAATCGTTCCGTACGTTTCGATCAGATTGATCAGTTCTTCGTAAACCTTGCGGTTGGCTTCTTCCCATTCGCGGCTACCGACCGCGTTAGTTTCTGCGATTTCCTTGAACTCGGCGACAGCGTCGTTGAAATCGCGGGCGGCTTGTTCACGATCGAGCTGGTCCATGTATCGCTTCAGTTCGGGGTTGACCTCGAACATGGAGCGGTACAGCTCGTCCATCGACGACCACAAAATGTCGACACGTTCAGCGAGTTTCTTGGATTCGGTTGCGGCTTCTTTGGTGGACTGCCGATATTCCTGGGTCGGTCCGATGGCACGCTCAAACTGTCCTCGAGCCTTATCGACGCCGTTGCCGGCTTCACGGACGCTTTCGTACATGTCGCCAGCGGCTTCGCGGGCCTCGTCGGTGCTAGGCGTGAAGTTGTCGTCCATCTCATCGCTGACAAGGCCAAGTTTTTCGGCGAGCCAGCCGATGCCGTCTGCGACTTTTTGGAGCGGTTCGAGGAACTTGTTGAACAGGTCACGCACCCAATCGACCTTGTTGTACAGGATGACAAGGCCCGCGACGAGAGCTGCGACTGCGATGGTGATCAAGACGATGGGATTGGCGGCGAGCGCGGCGTTGAACAGCCAGGTGGCGGCGGTGGCGACGGCTTGAGCTGCGGCCCATGCTTTCATGGCGAAGTTGGCGATCACGATCGCGGCTGACAGGCCACCGATTGCAGCTGCCAATCCGATGATGATTTCGGTGTTCTGGCTGGCCCAGTCCGCGAAACTGATGACGATCGGCAGGAGCGCTTCGATGGCGGGAAGGAGCGCCATACCGATTGATTCGGATGCCTGGCTAAACGCGACCTTCATCTTGTCGGTCGAGTTCGCGGTTGCTTCCGCGGTGCCGCCGACCTGATTCTCGATCTCCTCAAGAATCATGTTCTGCGCTTCGAGCACTTGACCGGATTCGACCAAAGTGCGGATCTGATCTTGCTGGGCTTCGGTGAACTGGATGCCGGATCGGCGAAGTGCAGTCAGGCCGGCGATCGGGTCGTTGAGTGCTTTACCGAGCTGCTTCGCGTTGTCGGTGGCGGAGCCGAAGCCGGCCGCAGCCATGTCGAGCGTGAGTTGTGTGGCGCGATCGAATGCTCCACCGACCTCGTCGGCGCTCGACGCGATGTCCTTGAACGTGAGCAGTAGCGCTTGGGATTCTTTGATGAGGTTCTGATCGACGCCTGTCAGGCGGGCCTGCTCGTTCGCCAGGTCAACGAGCCGGTTGGTGACAACTTGGGTTTCGTTGCCAAATAGGCCCATCGAGGTCGCGATCTGCTCGATGCGGGCGTTAGCGGTCGCGGCTTTCTCACCAGCGGCCACCATCTTGGCGCCAGCCACGGCAAGACCACCGAGCGCAGCTGTGGCAGGAACGAATGCTTTCTTGAGGGCGAAGCCGACTTTCTGCGACGTCTTCTCGAGTTTGTTGAACTCGCGTTGCGCTTTCTTCAGGCCGGCGTTGTTGAACTCGCTGACGATGGGAATGTTGATCGCCATTAGCGGAGCTCCTTGCTGATCGTCTTCATGAGGTCGTCGACGGCTTTGCTGACGTTGTGCTCAAGTGTGTCACGTTTCTCAAGGACTGCGGGCCACAATGCGCGCATTGGCTCACCAAATCGCTTGAGCCGTTCAATGAAGGCGGCCGAGTTACCGGAGCCGTTGTCGCGGGTTGGAGCGACGCCAGAGCTCTTTTTGCCGGCGGTGCTGAAGATCACGCCAGGGCCGTTGCTGTTGGTCAGAAACAGGCCGGAAATCTGGTCCTGACGTCCGCTGGTCTTGATTCGCAGTTTCACGCCGCGCTGAACGGCGGATTGCTGGTATCCAGCTCCTCGAGGCCAACGGCCCCAGTTACCGACACGGTCAGTTGCGGGATACAGGCGGCGCGCGAACGGAATGATGTCCTTGCCGACTGTTTCTTTCATTTCTTTGTCGACTTGGCGTCGCAGCTGCGGGTCGATGTAGCGCAACGTTCGCAGGGCTTCGTTTAGCCCATCGATTTCGACTCTTGCGCTAATGCTTGACACGGTGCTGCTTTTTCTGCTCCTCGAGGACATCGACCACGGTGTTGAGGTCTTTGGTCTCGAACTCGATGTCGGGGGGCCACCAGCCGACGGCGACCAGCAGTTCAGCTAGCTGGCGTCGTCTGGTTCCCCTGGGGTAGGGCGGTTATCTTGGCTCACGATCTCCGGCAGGCCATCGACCTTGTTGAGGAAGTCGTCGAACGTCGCGGGGACCACGATTTTGACGCTCTTGGCTGATTCGTACGCCAGGAAAGCGATGTCTTCGGCGCCGATCGAGGTCGCCATCTGCGACATCTTCGACTTGAACTTGCGTTCCCAAGCGACGAGCGCACGAAGCGACGTAGTGACTTCGTGCGTCTCGCCGTTCAGGGTGAACCGGAGGGTCAGCTGCATGTCGGGGTTCCTTTGTTAGGGGATGAAACTGAGGTCAGGAGCCGTCGTCGCGGCTCAGAGCGCCACCGCGGAACACGACGTCCATCGTCGGCAGCTCGCCGACACCGCCGTTGATCGGGGTGACGGACTCGAGGTAACAGCCGGTGAGCGTGTAGGCAGGATTGTCGGTGCCAGGCGTTCCGGAGGTCGTCGGGGTGACGACGACGTTGAACGTGGTGCCGGCAAGGCTGTTGAGCTTCTCCTCGACCTCGGACGAGCCGTACGAGATCATGAGCGTGGCCGAGATCTCGTGGTTGCCGAGTCCCTTGACGAACTTGCGGGCGGTGTCGCCGAACGCGGTGGCCTCGAGGGCCTCGTAGCTCTCGGTGACGGTGACGGTCGAACACTGATCGCTGAAGTCGACAGAATCGACGCTCAGGTTCGCT